CTCACCCGAACTTAGATCGCCAACCTGTTGCTGAACCCGAAGCCAGTTCGCTCCGCTCTCTGATGGCTTGACGACCTTGATCGCACTCGACTGCCCGGAAGGAGTAAAGTTCTGATCAATCGTTACCTTCACATCGTAGGTGGTTCCCTGTGGGCTTGCGGTGACCGTGAATTTGTCGCCACTCCACGCACCGCTGAGCGAAGTGGCCTTGCTAAAAGTTACCGAGTCCGAGCTGCCATTTATCTTTGTGAATTTCAGCGTAATGTCGTTTCCGCTTACGGTTTTTTCGACCGTGTCATAGGCCGCTGTAAGCGCCTTGACCTCTCCGGAAGACGGTGTCCAGGTGTAGCTCTGTGCCTGAAGGTGCGCGACCTTCAGCACGCCGGTGATTTTGCCGATTTCGGAACTGAGGTCTTTGGTCTTCAGGTAGTCTGTTTCCAGCGTCCCGACGCGGGCCTTCAGGGCATTGAAATCGACAATGGTTGCCTTCTCCGCGATCAGGCCCGTGGTGGTGTTCATCCAGGAGGGCAGCTCCAGCCCGGCCAGGGTTTGTTTGGTATTCCGCCCGGCGTAGATGACATCCGCGTCCAGTTTGGCCTCGGTGTTCCCACTCTCATTGATGGAGATGGCGATTTCGCCAGCCTTGATGTAGTTGGCGTTCCCGTATTCATCCACGGCGGCCAGCTCATAGCTCGCGGTGCCGGGCAAGTACAGGTACGCCTTCCCGGTGTCGTCGGCGTAGTACAGCACGCCGGCGGTGCCGGTGGCGGGGAAGCTGCCGCGGTTGGCGTAATGCCGGACGGTGGAATATTTCACCCGTCCGACGCTCATGCTGGCGGTCCGGTCGGTGACGGCGATCTGGCCGCTCAGCCGGCTGTCCATGTTGGAGACCTGCGATTTGATCTGCGTGGCCTCGGTGGTGATCCGGGCGTCCAATTTGACGTCCTCGTCTTTCCGGACCTGGACCTCCTGGTCGATCCGATCAGCCTGGACGCTAATTTTTCCGCTCAGCTCGGTTCCCTGTTTGCTCCGGTCAATAACCTCCTGCTGGATGGCCTTCTCGTTCACCCGGATGGCTGCGCTGTTCGTGACAATGTCGTTCTGCGCGACCTTAACTTCTTCGTAGATGCCGCCTTCGTTGACCTCCAGCCGGCTCAGCCGCACCCAGTTGGGGTTCCCATCGGCGTCCTTGCCGATGATGCCGACGGCGCACAGGGCAACGTGGCTTTCCGTGTCCTCGATCCAGGCGTGATCTTCCTTCGACTGCCGGGAGCTGGATCTTCCTCCGCGCCCCCGCTGGCCTGCGCCGTTCTTGATCTCATCGGCCAGCATGTGCAGCACGTCCCGGTCGCTCTGCTGGTTGGACAGCGTGATCCGGACATTTTCCGGCTGCCGCAGCTTGTCCGGGTATTCCTTGGCGACGATGCGCTCCTCGATGATCGTCCCGAACTCCTGCAGCGGGATCCGGCAGACCCGCCCCAGCGTCAGCCGGTCCAGGCTCTCCCCGGTGACCTCCGCCAGCTCGACGCCCTCCGCGGTCACGCTGACCGTGGGCTCCGCGTGCCGGTTCAGCCGCTCCGTCGCCCAGGCCCGCAGCTCCGCCTCGCTCTGGATCTCCTGATCCACTTCGACGTGGTCGATTACGCCGTAGATACTCTCGTTTTTGCTGATGTATTCGCCGCTGATGTGAAGGTCGTCCGCGCCGATCGGGTAGAAGCGGGTGTACATGCCGCTTTTGTCGATCGTCTTTGTGATCGCGCTCAGGTTCCGCCCCGGCCGCATCTCGCAGACCGCTGCCGCCGGCTTCTGGATGATGTTCAGCACGAAGGGGTAGCTGCTCGTGTCCAGATCCCACCAGGCGCCGTCCAGCGTGTCCGTCACCTTGCCGATGGCGTCGAACAGCGTCTCGCCATCGAAGCTGAAAGGGGAGGCGCTCTCAAACTCGCAGCGCCCCAGCTTCCAGTCGCTCTGCCGGCTCAGCACCCAGCTGATCGCCTGCCGGACGGTGACGGTGTCTCCGCCGCTGATGTCCGCCGGCTCGTAGCTGCCGAACAGGATTCGGTCCTTCAGCGTGCTGATGACGTGTTCCAGCCGCACGGTGGGCGTGTCCACGGCGTAGGCGTTCTGGATGCCTGTCACGCGCCAGACGATGCCCTTCCCGGGCTCGGTGTCATCCAGGAACCAGCTGTCCAGGCTGATCCCGGTCATGTCCGCCGGCGTCATGTTCGCGGTGCTTTCCCGTTCCTTCAGGCTGAGACTGAGACCTTCCAGCGGGATCCTCCGCGCCTGCGTCAGGCTGTGCCCGCTCAAAAGAATCATATATACCTCCCATAGGCCTGCACGGTCAGCGTGCCGGCACGGTCTGCCCGGATGGATACGGGCCGTGTCCCGGGTTCCACGTACAGGTCATCCGCGCCGGTTCGTTTGTCCAGGATGCTCCGGCCCCCGGCGGTGATCCGGAGGATTCCGTCCGTCCCGTGGGAAATCCGCAGCGTCTCGTTTCCGCCCAGCGCGATGCCGGACAGGGTCATCGTGTTCCCGCCGACGGCCACCGTGACGTTGTTGATCACCATGCCGCTCTTGTTCTGGAAGTCCACATCCGCGACGGTCTGTACGTTCCCGCCGACCTCCAGGCTCAGGTTCCCGGTGGTGATCAGCTGCTGGGATACCCGGGAGGGCATCTCATCCTGCCAGAATGGCACGCTGTAGGCCCGGAACACGATCGTATAGGTTTCCGTCCAGTTCCATACGTCCCCGCTGTCAGGGAGCTCCACAAGGTCAATCCAGACCCGCCGATTCGGCATCCAGTTCACGGTCAGCCAGCCGCGCTGCAGCGCCCAGGAACAGACCGCTTCGAAGACCTGCCGCCGGAGCTCCATCTGCCGCTTGGGGATGTTGATCCCGAAGTCCACGGAGATGTCCAGCGTCTCCCAGTGCCTCCCGGTGATCCGCTGGCCGCACCCGCCCATCATGCTGACGGTGTTCACGCTCCGCTGGGTGGTTCCGGGATCGATCCGCTGGATGACCACGGCGTCGTGGAGCTCATCCAGCTGTGCGCCTCCCAGGGCGACCCGTCTCGAAAGAATCATTGCCTCACCTCATCATTTCACCAGCATCTGAAGCATCTGCCCCATTCCGCCGTTGACCCGGCGGCCGATGGTATCCACGGCGCCCTCGTTGATGACGATCGTCACCCCGGCCATCCCGGTCCGGATCGCGCCCTCCACGGCCACACGCAGATCGCCTGGCAGGCTCTGCAGCCCGTTGGCCGCGTTGGCCATCTCGGTGGTGGCCTTGCTGCTCTCCGTGTTCATGGTTTCCGCGGTCTCCGCGAACTTGTCCCAGGCTTCCGGCAGATCCTCCATCTCGGTCCAGTTGGCGTTTTCCTCCTGGATTCGGAGCACCATGCCCTTCACCGCCTCCAGCAGGCCGTCCTGGCCCTGGAAGGCGTCCGTAAGCTGCTCCTGGGCGGCGGCCATGGATTCCAGGTCCCGGTTCTCGTTCCAGTCCTTCAGCGCGTCCCAGTAGTTCTGGACGGCTGCGTTCTGCGCGCCGTTCAGCGGGGTTTCCGAGAGGATCTGCTCCGGCGTCCGGTAGCCTCGCTCGTCGCCGTATGCGAGCCGGTTCAACGCCCCGCCGATGTTCTGGAAGAGATTGCTCCAGTCTTCCACGAAGGTGGAGGCGTTCCGCTCGATCTCGCTCTTCTTCTCTTCGAAGTCCGTCCGGATCCCTTCGACGAAGTCGCCGCCGTCCCGCAGCGCCCTGCCGGCATTCGTTTCGTTCATCAGCCGGTCACCCAGAACGGGGAGCAGCATCCCGGTCTGTGCAACCAGGGAAGCGCCCTTCGACGTGGCCGCGGTGATCGTGTTTTTCAGCGCGGAAGTCGCTCCCACGCCTCCGGTAGCGCTCCCGCCGGTGGTCTGCGTACCTCCGCCGCCTCTCAGGCCCCTCAGCCCGCTGACGATCCGGCCGATGTTGGCCGCGACCTCCGCGACCTTCATCATGGCAAAGCCACCGGCGATGACCTTCAGCGCCGTGACCACGCTGTCCTTGTTCTGGATCAGCCATTCCAGGCCGCTCTTGACGGAATCCAGGGCGCCGCTGATCTTCTCCATGACCTCCTCGGGCTTGATGGTCTGGAGATCGGAGAACAGGCCGCTGACGGCTTCTCCCAGGCTCTCCAGCATCTGCTGACCTTCCTCGCTCTGCAGGAAGGTATTAAACTCATGCAGCAGCCTCTCCAGAATCTCCATGATCTCCGTCATGGCCGGCGCAATGGCCGCCTCGAACTGGTGCTGGAAATCTTCCCATTCAGCGTTCAGTTTCTGCTGTTCATCGTCCAGCTTCGTGAGCTTGTCGAACTGCTCATCACCGATCCAGGTCTTTTCGGCCGCTTCCATGGTCTTTTCGTATTCCTGCCGGCCGGCCTTAAAGATGGGAATCAACTCTTCCCAGCTGCGGCCGAAGAGCTTCGTGGCATACTCATTCCGGGCCACGGTGTTTTCCATGCCCATCAGACCCTCGCCGGCCTTCCAGAAGATATTTTCGATATTTTCTGCGGTTCCGGTCAGATCGTTGATGCCCAGCGCCGCAAAAGCTCCCATGGCTGCCTCGTCGCTTTCGGAGCCCATGGCCTTGATCAGTCTCTTCCTGCTGGAAAAGATCGTCTCCGCGTCCGTATCAATCAGACCGGCGGTATATCGCATCTGATACACCTCTTTGGCGGACATTTCCCATTTGTCCGCCGTGGTCTGCAGATCATCGGCCCACTGGCCCGCGCCAAGCGCCGACTGGACGATCTTCTTCCCCATGTTCCAGGCGGCTTTTCCGGCGGCCTCCATCTTCGACGTGATGTTCTGGATGCCGTTGGCGATGTTCTCCCAGCTGGTGTTCTGCTGAACCCGGTCCAGCTGGTAATTGATTTCGGACAGCCCGCCGGCGGCCTCGCTGCCGGCATCCCCGACGCCGTCCAGCTCGCCCTGCATGGCCAGCAGCTGCGTCTTTGCCTGAACGACCTGCTGCTGCATGTTCTGGAACGCCGTGGAACTCTGCCGCACGCCGTTCTTCGTCATGGCGTCCAGGGCCTTCTCCGCCTGGTTCACCACTTCCGTCTGCATCCGGATCTGCTGCTGCAGCAGCTCCGTCTTTTTCTGCATGTAGGTCTGGGCGTCGCCGTTTGTCTTCAGGTACTGTTCGTTCAGCTTCAGCTCCTGGTCCAGGGTCTTGACGGCCGCCTGGCTTTCCTTCATTCCCTGTTTGAACTGGGCCACTCCGGATACGCCCATCTTGACGTTTACGCCTGCCACCTAATCACCTCCCTGGAAGCCAGTGCATGATGCTGTCATACTTCCGTCTGTACAGATACAAGTCCATCACCGCGCCGGGGCGCATCCGGTGGATCTCCGCCACCGTCAGCCCGGCGATCAGGCCCCAGCTGACCACCATCAGGTAGGTCAGTTGGCCTTCGGCTCTTTTTTTTTCATTTCCTCCAGGGTCACGTCCACAGGACCGTCCGGCTCTTCCGGCGGGATCTCGCTGGCCATGCCCTCGCTCAGGGCGTCCGCGCAGGCGCTGATGATGTCCGGAATGCTCGCCGGCCGGATGCTCCGCATGATCATCTTTTCGGTCAGATCCGGCTCTTCTCCGGCCTCCTCCAGCCCCGCGTTCCCCAGGATCCGGATCAGCTTCGCCAGGGCGCTCAGGTGCTCCGCGCTGGCGTATTTGCTCTGATCTGCCGGGTCGTCCTTGTTCCGCCCGAAGATGACGTATTGAAAGTCTCCCAGGGGGCAAATCTCATCCTGCACGGCCTTCATTTCGAAAACCGTGTACAGCAGCGGGATCTCCCGCCCACGGATCTTGATGCTTGCCATGTTTCAACTCCTCCATTCCAAAAAGCAGGGGACGGAGGATTGCACTCTCCTCCGCCCCCGGGTTCATCAGGAAATGCCGGCCTTGTTCTTCAGCCAGGTCTTGGCGGCGCTCAGAGCTTCAAAGCTCTGATGCACGGCGAAGCTCAGCGCGCCGTCCGCGGCCAGCTGCACGCCGGCGCCGACGCCGTTCAGCGTGGGCGTCCGCCATTCGATGTTCTGCTCCTTTGTGCGGGTTTCCTCGCTGTTCAGGCCGAACTTGACCTTGTAGTACCACCAGCCCTCATAGCTGGTCACGCCCTGGTCCCGCATCACGCGGATGTAGCCGAAGCCCACATCCGGCGCGGCGGCGTCCGTGATGGTGTATTCATCGCTGGCCTTCACCTCGCCCAGCAGCAGCACCCGGCCCGCGTCGCTCAGGCCCGTGGGCTCGAAGTCGATCGTGTAGCCCAGGATTCCGTTGTCGCTGTCCAGCTCCACGTCGTCACCGTAGAAGCGCCCGTCCGCCCGGTTCCAGGTCACGGTGGCCGCCCGGGCCTCTTCCAGCACGGCGCCCGTGCCGTAGGTCGGAGCGGTGCCGGGGGTATAGGCGCTGATCGGAGACGCTACGGGGTAGATCATTCCGACGTTTGCGTTCATGTTATCCCTCCGTTATCTTGTTAAGTCTCTCTTCGATGGTTCTGATGGTGGCCTCTTCCGCCCGTTTGGCGCCGCGGCTCGCGGCCTTCCGGACGAAGGGCTGCTTCCTCATGAAGCTCGTGCCCGAATTGATCGCGTTGGCGATCTGGGCAATCGGCTTCTGTTTTCCCGCCACGTCCGCGTATCCGGCGTTCCCGTACCCGACGGACGTATTTACTTCGCTCCCGTTCCGGTCAAACTTCGCGATGCCGACGGCGTTCTGCACGGCGGCCTTCTCCTCCGGGGACGGGTCCCGGGTGATGAATTTCGCGTAATGGAAAGGGGCGGTCTGGATGGCATCGGCGCCCTTGCTGATTTCCGCAGCCATGACGCCCGCGCCGTCATACAGGCCCGCCGCGGCGGCTGCCGGGGCGTCCTGTTCCAGCTTGCTCAGCATTTCGCTGATTTCCTGCATTCCCTCGACCTTCGCGGTGATCGGCATCAGGATCCCTCCGTGTCCATGACCTCACAGGCCCATTCGATGTGGAACAGCCCGGTCGTGTTCTCGTACTGGCTGCTGTTCATCTCCCAGGCGCTGCCGCAGATCTCGTTCAGGATCTCCTCGACCGTCGTGATCAGGTCTTCCCGGTCCCGCAGGGTGGGGAAGAACACATCCACGCTGGCGCTCCAGGCCCGGTCACATTTCACCCCGTCCCCGTTCAGGCTTCCGGCGGCGAAGTCCAGGCTCACCACGCCGTACACGCCTTCCGGGCGGGTCTTCCAGGCGTTCTCCGCGAAGGGAATGTCCGTCAGCTTCAGCGCGGCCACCAGGGCCTCATACTCCGCCGGCATTCGCATTCACCGCCTTCGCGTTCCGTCCGATCCGCTGCAGGGTCAGCTCAATCGTGTCCTCTTCTGTCACATAGGTCCGCAGGATGTCGTACCGCACGTCGTCCAGCTCACACAGGCGCTCGCCCTCATACTCGAAGTCGTGCGCCAGGATCACCTTCAGCTCCGGGTTCAGTCCCTGCCCCAGCGCCAGATAGGCTTCCTGCTGTCCGATGCTCCGGATCGTGCAGAAGACCGTCCGCCGGGTCTCGGTCGGTTCGGTTCCGACGCCGGCGGCCTCCGGGCTGACCGTGATCAGGTCCAGCACATTAGCTTTCAGCATTCGTATCCTCCCCGTACTCTGTGTACTCCGCCGCGTGCATCAGCTGCACTTTCTGCGTCTCATACGCGGCTACAAGCCGGTCATAGTCCGCCGGGCTTCCGAAGTGGGCCCGGACGTAGGTAAAAATCGCCCGCATCACCAGCGGATCCGCCAGCGTGGAGTTATCCTGCATTCCGCCCTGAGCCGCCGCGAAGGATACGGTCCCAGGCAGCGTCACGCCCGCGATCTCCAGATCCCGGGCCGCCGCCTCCATCAGGCCGCACAGCTCCGGGTCATATGCCTCCGCGGTCACCCGCACCGCCAGTTTGCATTCCTGCAGCATCCGTATCACCTCGCTCGTGTTCTTGCCACGCGTCCCACTGCTGCCAGTCGCAGATCATGTACCCCCGGTGCCCCAGCTGGATGGAGGGATCGGCCCAGAACTTAAAGCCCATGGCTGTCGCCCTCGCGCAGAAGCTCATGTCTTCCCCGCATCGGTCCATCGGCGAAAACAATGCGTTGTATTTCGCCATGACCGGCTCAATCATCCGTGTCCGCATCAGGCACCCGCCGAATCCGCACGCTTCCACCTCAAAAAGGCGGTCCTTCGGATACTGCAGATACTGTTCCTGCTCCGCGGTCCCGTGAATCTCCGTCCGCTTGAATTTCTCCCAGATCACAGGCTTATAGGGCGGTTTCCGATAATGGTAGATCCCGGTCACAAAGTCACGGTCTCCCTGCCGGATGTCGGCCATCAGCCGGATCATCAGGTCTTCGTCGAAAACCATGTCGCTGTCAAGCCACAGGATGAAATCGCATCCTGCGCCGATCGCTTTCCCGGCCAGCCGGTCCCGTGCGAAATTCACCAGCGTCCCGATCTCGAATTCCACGATACAGTCGCCCACGCGGGCCATCTGCGCCAGACTTTTCGCAAAGTACGCGTCCACCGTGTCCATGCACGGTACTGCTATCAATGTTTTCATGTCGCTGCCCCTTGCCGCCCCTGCACAAAAAATCCCCCAGGCGGAGGGGCAGCCTGCCGCCTTGGGGGTATCGTCAGGCCGAAGCCGTCGGATCAGTTCTTTTTCGCAGCCTTCTTCGCGGCCGGTTTCGCTTTCGGCGCATCCGCCTTCTCCGGCTTCGCGCCTTCCGCTTCCGCAAACCGCATTTCGATCAGCCTGGCACCGCGGTCTTCCGGCACCTCGATCACGTCCCCGGCCAGGCGGCCGCAAAAGGCCTTCAGGTCATAGAAGTCCTTCGTCACGGTAACCTTCATCCCGCGTCACCTCCCGCTCAGCCCGCCGTGGTGGCGCTGGTCACGGTGATCTTCGCGAAGCTCTTGGGCGCGATCAGCTTGGACTCGTACCGGGCATAGCCGGAGTAGATGATCACGTGCTTGCTGATATCGCGGTCGGTTTCGACCATGACATCCTGCACGACATTGCCGACCACGTTCTTGGAATAGCCGATCAGCAGCACGTCGTCCGTCAGACCGTCGTCCTCCTTCACGGGGGCGCCAAGCAGGCGGCCTGCAACGCCGGCGTTGGCGTCGGGCTGGAAGATCAGGTGGCCCTCGGTGTCTTCCAGGGTGGCCAGGCGGGTGTAGATGGTCTTGTTGGTGCCGTACACCACCACGCCGCCGTTCTTGTTCTTCAGGGCGCCGAAGGCCTTCGCCACGTCGCCGTAGGTCAGGGTGTTGTTCAGCGCGACGACGGTGTTGTCCGTAGTGTGGTAGTCGGTCAGGATGCCGGCGATGGTGTCGCGGGCCATGGCCGCGCCCAGACGGGCCGCGATCTCATTGGTCAGGTAGGTCTCCAGGGCATCAATGCTCATCTGCGCCATGGCGTAGGAGATCTTGACGGTCTTGGAGTAATCCCGGCCGTGAAGCGTCACGGTCATGAAGTTGTTGATCTCGTCGTCGTTCGCGGCGTTCTCGCTCACGGCGGTGGCGTCGCCCTGGGCAATCGCGGTATGCACCGGGATGCTCAGGTAGGTGTTGGTGCGGTAGAGCGTGATGTCGCCCAGAATCGCGTGCTGCTCTTCGATCAGGCTCCAGATGTTGTTCAGCATCTCGGTGGGAACCAGCAGGCCCGCGCCGTGGTTGTTCGCGGTGGTGTCGCCGGTGGTCGCCACATAGGCTTCCCGCTCTTCAGCGTTCAGCTCCATGCCCTTCAGGGACTTCAGAAACGCACTCCTGTACTCAGGAGAAGAAACGTCGTAATTCATTTTTCTGCCCTCCTCAATAATCGGTTTGCCCGTCATCCGGGCAATTTCTTCCGCCTTCCGGGCCTCTTCTGCCGCGGCAGCCTTGCGGGCTTCGATCTCAGCCGTGATGGCTTCCATCTCTTTCACCCGCTCTTCCAGTTCGTCGGTGGTCAGCGCGTCGCGCTTCTCCTCCGCAGTTTCGGCTTTCAGCTCTTCCAGGCGAGCCTTGAGCTGTTCGCCGTTCATCTCGGACAGGTTCATTCCTCACTGCCCTCCTTTACAAGATTGTTGAGCCGCTCAATCAGCGCCGTCCGGCGTTCCTGATCGGCTTCTCTGGCCCGATCCTCCATCAGCTGCTCCCGTGCGCTCTCCAGCGAGGCCCTCGCGCTCTCCAGCGCGGAGTCTTCGGACGCAGCCTCCAGGCTCGTGCCCTCATACGCCGGGAATGTCACCGCGGAAACCTCGAACACCCGGCTGATGGAGGTGATCCTCCGCAGCGGCTGCTCGCTTTCCAGGTCTTCCCAGGCGTCTTTATCAACCGTGAACATAAAGGACATTCCGGAAATGTCCCCGCGTTTCACGGCGGAATAAAGCTCTTTCGCCCGCGGGTTGTTCTCGATATCGAGATCCACGCGGATGTCCATGCCGTTCTCGTTTACCGACAGCTGCATGGTGCTGTTTTCGTTGTTGTTCCGGCTCCTGGCCAGCGGAATCCCGGAAGTGTCATGCCCGACCAGGAAACGGACATCCTTCAGATCGGTGTTATCCAGGGCGCCGGGTTCGATCATCTCCCGGATCCATCCCAGGTCCGTCACCTGGTTGAACACGATCGGCGTGCCCGTAATCCGTCCGGCCCGCTCTTCGCTGCCGGTCTCCTCCGCCCGGATCTCAAATTCCAGGCTGCGTACTTCCTTATTCATCACTGTTACCTCCGTCCTGTTTGCCCTCATCCACGAAGTAATACTCACCCCGTGCCGGCACGTGCTGTCCGATGCCGTCCGGCAGCGGATCATAGTTGAACAGCGCCCTGATCTCATCGATCGTCAGGATGCCCCGGTCGCCCAGCTGCTGGGCCATGGAGATCTTGCTGCTGATGTTCATATACTGCAGCCGGTCGCCGGCGAAGGTGACCGCGTTCCCGCCGTTGCGCTCCCGCTCGGTGAAGACCATCCGGGTCAGCGCGTCAGAGAGTTTGATGGCGAATGGCTCAATCGCGCCATTATAAAAGGCGTCCAGCTCATCGCCGGTCGCCTCGTTGCGGATCACTTTCTCGCTGACTCCGAAGTAGTTACAGACATTTTCCCGGATCAGCTTCTGCTGTTCCGCGTCCACCTTGTACCCGTCCTGTTTGATCTGCTGGATGTTGGAGAATTGATTCCCGAACAGGAGCAGGCCGCCTCCGCCGCTCTGAAAGTTGTTTTTGTCGAACCGCTCTCGCTCTTTCCGCAAATCTTCGTCAAAAACCTTTCCGGTCAGCTGGGCCATGAATCGGTATGTTGCGCCGTTCTTGACGCCCTCGATGATTCCCTGGTTGACCATGTTCACCAACTCCATGGTGGGCATCAGGGCCGTGTTTTTCTCCCCGAAGATGTCGTCCTTCAGCTGGTGCTTCGTGATCACCGCGCACCGCCTGAGCTGGATGCTCCGATTCTGGCCACCGACAAAAGTGTATTTCAGATATGGCTCGCCGGCACGGTCCACAACCTCGCAGGAGGAAGGCAGGGCAGGGAAGTACCCAGTCACCTCGCCCATATCATCCAGCAGCGGAACAATAAACAGATTGTTCTGCACGTCGTAGATATTGGAGCATCGTTCCAGGAACTGGGGCCAGGTATACCAGGGATTCGGTGCCGTCTTTGTCGCCGTGTACAGCTTCGTACGGGCCGTGCCCTGCATCCTGTACTGCAGCTTCCCGATGTGCCGGGCCTTCGCGTCCACAGCCGCCCGCACCAGCTCGCACTCGTAGATCTGGCCGCCCCAGCTGCTGAACACCGGCGAATAGGCCGTCAGCGTCTGGAACCGCCCTTCCGTCGGCGCACTCTTCGGCTCCCGGCCAAACAGCCTGTCAATCAGTCCCATGTTCTTCACCTCTTGTTGGCCAGCTGTCCGGCCATATCTTCGTAGTAGTTATGGCGCATACAAATCGCGTCCGACAGGGCCGCCATCCCGTCGATGTGCTGCTTCGCGCTGATCTTCACCAGCTTCCGCCGGTTCGTCCCTTCCTCGAACTTCAGCGCCGCGTCCAGCATGTGCACCTTCATCAGGTCGTTGTCGCTCATGCACCGCAGCCGGCCGTCCTTGATCATGCCCTCCATGTCGATCAGCACGCCGGTCAGGTTGCTCCCCTGGCTGACGCTCTCCATGTCGAATCCGTCTGCCTGCATGTCCTGCACCAGGTAGGCGGCGCTGTACCGGTCGTATCCGACCTTCAGGGGCAGAATCTCGTATTCCCGTTCCAGCATCCGGAACCAGTCATGAACGGCGTGGTAGTCCACCGTGTTCTCCCCGCAGATCGTCAGCAGCCCGCGCTGCGCGTAGATCCGGTAGGGGAGGCCATCCCGGGCGGTCGCTTCGTCCACCTTGTTCTCCGGCATAAAAAACTGCGTTTCAAACCAGGTCACGCCGTCCCGCTCGATGCAGATCACCGCGGCCGTCAGGTCGACAGCCAGGGAAAGGTCAACCCCGCCCAGCGCGTAGGTGTGCCGGAAGTCCTCCAGCGTCAGGTCGTTCCCGAAGCACTTCTTCACATCCTGGGCCGTCAGCCATGCCTGGCTGCTGTTCTGCTTGATGTTGCAGTACTTTGTCAGGAACTCCGTTTTCTTGCTCAGGCTACCCTCAGCGACCGCGATTTCCTCCAGCATATAATCAACGCTGACAGAGACGCCCAGGTTCGGGTTCGCCTTTTTCAGCTCGTTGATGTCATTCCATTTGTCCACGTCGTCGATCATGTACAGAAAAGGCGCGAGCCTCGTTTCCTTGCTCGTGCCCATGATGACCGCCGTGGACCGTTTGATCAGTTCGTCGAATATTCCGTCATTAATGTACCCGGCCGTGCTGATCGACAGCAGCAGCGGCTGGCGCCTGGCGCCCAGTGCGCTCTTCAGCACCTCGTACTGTTTAAGCCCTCCGTCCCCAGGCCAGCTGGCGATTTCATCGCAGACTGTCAAGGAAGGGTTCAGGCCGTCGCTCTTCTGGTAACTGAAGGCCAGCGGCTGGGCGGAGCTGTTGGAGCTCTCCACGTAGATGTCCGTGCGCCTCTTCCGTGCCAGGTCGTTCAGCTCCGGCTCCTTCATGATCATCTGAGAGAAGGCGTTGAAGCACAGCCTGCTCTGATCGAGCTTCGGGGCTACGAAGTACAGCCTGGCGCCGTATTCGTCATCCATGAACATCTCGTAAGCGGCCACCGCAGCGGCCAGCAGCGTTTTTCCGTTCTTCCGGCCGATCTGAAGCACCACTTCCCGGAACTGCCGGTTTCCGTCCGCGTCCACAATCCCGAAGACAACGGACAGGAAAGCCTTCTGCCAGGTCTCCAGCTTGATCAGCTGAGGAGCAAGCGGGCCCTCGTGGTGCCGGCAAAAGCTCTCACAGAACCGGATCACCTTGCCGGCCTTCTTCTGGTCGAAGAAGAAGCGCTTCTTCTGCAGCCCGTCCACGATCAGCGCGTACCACTCGCGGATCCACCGGCCGACGTTCACGGTGCCGTTCTGGATCTGCTGGTAATACGTCAGGATCCAGTCCATCTCCGCCTTCTTACTCATCCCGAAGCGCCGCCAGTCTGGACTGCTTGATCATCTTCGGGAGCCGGTTGCTCAATTTCTCCATCAGCGCGTTGTACACTTTCGCCAGGCTGTTGTATGCCTGGAGATCGGCGGAGGCTTTCGTCCCGCTCTGGTTCGCGCCGTTCTGGTACTGATCGGTGACTCCGTTTTCATTGATGGCCTGCTGGAGATCCTCCAGCGTCACCTTCATGAATGCGGCATTCTGCAGCAGCGGGTCACAGAATCTCAGCTCATTTTCTGCCATCGCCGCAAAAAGGTCCTTCATTCTCGCGTACTCTTCGCTGATTCTCTGATCTTTGGTCAATTCGCCCTTATTCGGGCCGCCCCGTGCCACGTTTACACCCCCTTCAAAACTCATGTCCCCAGGAAGGAAAC